TTAACATACTGATTTTAATAAGCCTGTATTGGTGTTCGGTGTCTCGTGGGGCACTGATGGGGCATAATCGGATAGCTTATGGTTCAGCATAGCGATTTGCTCTGCACTACTGTCCGCCATCCACGCTCCATATACGTCAAAAACCATCTGGGCACTTGCATGTCCCATTTGACTGGCAATGAAGCTCGGGTTTGCACCAGCAGATAATGACCAGCACGCATATGTATGTCGCGACTGGTAAGCTTTTCGGTGTCTGATCCCAGCCCGTTTAAGCGCAATATCCCATGAGTCACCTACCGAATCGACCTGGTAGATAAACCCTACCTTTTTACATCGCCTTACAACCTGAGGATTAAAGACGAAAGTACACTCATGGTCAACCGAACGTCCATACTCGCGCATCTGCACATCAATATGATGTTGAGTACCCAACCTTGTCATTTCTGCCTGATTTCTCAGAACATCAATCGCTGGCTGAATCAGATGCACAACTCTGTTTGTACTGGCATCAGTTTTCGGTAGAGTGAATTCGCCCAATTTTGTATAATTGCGGCGGATGGTGATTGTTCCAGATTTGAAATCTATATCTTCCCATGCCAGGGAGATCAGCTCCCCGTGACGAACTCCTGTGTACACCGCCAGTGACCACAGGTTTTTCGTCTGCTGATGACGACATGCATCAATCAGACGAATAAACTCTTCACGAGTTAGAGGATCTGGCTCTGCCCTGGCTTTTTTTAATGGCTTAATACCATCAAAAGGGTTTGCTTCCACATAGCCATGATCTTTGGCAAACTGGAACATACCGGCAATTGTTGTCATATAATAATTTACTGTCACGACGCTTCGCCCCTTCGCAGGTTGCTTCCCTTTCGAGGATGCCTGATAGCCGGTAAGTAAATCTTTTCTGACGTACAATAATTCCTCACTTGTCACTGAAGACACAAGCCGGTTTTCACCAATTAATGGCACGACATTCCGCACTACAGACTCATAGCGATTGAGTGCATTCGCGCAGATTTCCATCTTCTTCAGATCCAGCCACTTTTTTTGAAGTTCTTTCACTGTGATATCTTTCTTGCCTACACCAAAGATCTTAAGGTTTGGTGAGTTCGGGAACTGCGCGCTATAGTCAAAGCTACCCATGCGAATAGCGAAGCAGACAGAAGTACGCAAATCCCCCGCAACTTTACGATTTTTAGCGGTGTCAGGGACACCGAGATTTTCCCTGACACGCTTGCCTTTAAAAATAAACCATATGCGGAGTGATCCGCCGTGATTTTCAACGCCCGTTGGGTACGATGCTTTACTCATTTTTCCCTCCCGACGTCCAGGAGCGGTATAAGCTTACCTGTTTCATACCGCCCGATCACCAAATTGGTTGTTTTTGTGCTTCAATCCACGCATCCACAGCCTTACGGTTGTACATGCACTCGCTGGTGGGCTTCGGTTCGCCCTCAGGAGAGACGTGCTTATACTCCCTCCCAAGCAGCCAGGATTTCTTACGGGCGCGGGTGATCGTGCCGCGTTTCATACCTGTCACTGCAATCAGCAGATCTTCAGAAACCCACTCGTTTGGCTCAAGTTGAATTATTGTCTGCATAAGCACCTCACAACACGCTCAGGCCACGGCAGTGGCACCACACATCAAACATCCGCTTAACCACTTCCCGGCAATAGCAGCCATCCTGATCACGTGTCAGGTCATAGCGGCTTCCGTAACGCTGTCTCACGTACATTTCAAATGCTTTATTCATCGCGCAGCTTCTCTTTGAACAGTTTTGTACGCCCGCAGAATGTCTCTTGATTTGCCGGAAAAGACCGACCTCAAAAAGAACACTCCAGTACGGTTTACAACTATGGCCGGGGTTGAGAACAGTGTGGTATCGACCACACGGTTATGCTTGCGGAACTCGAACACCGTGCTGGTCACAGTGATGGTCGAAACCGCCCCTTGATCGTTAAAGTCGACTTTCATCAGTATTCACCTCCTGAACTGCTGCAACATAACTCTCCCACCCGCCATAGCTGTTAACCATTTCGCCCAGGCGGGAGAAGCAGGCGTTCATCCAGCGGATACCGCGTGGGGTTAACGTTGGTACGGTCCCCCAGTCGATAAAACTGGAATTAATACCGTCCACATGCGCTTTGAAATCCAGCAAGTGGGTGTAGCGCACCACACGTCGTTCAGGACCCCACCCTTTGTCCAGAAGGTAGGTATCAATAAACTCTCGTAGCGCTGGCTGATTAAGTGAAATATCGCCGTGCTGGTGGCGGTAAACCGGGCGACGGTGCAGACTGACCAGATAGAACAGGTAGGCATCGCATACCCATGTCAGCGCCTGCTGGTGGTCCGGATGCAATTCGCTATTCGCCACTGGAAACCTCCTTACGCAGAATAAAACCGCCGAACTCAGGATGCTGCCAGCGCTTGCGCTTACCGGTTGGGCGAACGGATTCTTCCAGCAGCACCTGAAAGGCATGCAGGAATGATTCACGATGCACGCACAGGCCGCGAACGCCCAATAGTTGTCTGGATGGCAGGTTTGCGAACTGAACAAGGCGACGGCAGGATGGATCGGACAGCCCGGTTTCCCATGACACCTTGTGTACTGGTGTAAATTCAGAATCGGTATTCACAAATTCAGCGCCAGCGCCGATCTGCGTCGGCTGAAGTGCTTGGGATGCAGGCGCAGCAGCAATCAGGTTAGCGCCGCTCACTTCCATTACAGCCTTCATCGTCGCTGATGCGGTTGCCTCGGCTACTACACGGGCAAGTGAGAGAATGTCGTGGCTTGCGGGGGGTGCTGGCTGCGGTGGTTGAACTGCAATGCGTGGCTGCGCCTCGCCTGATTCAAGAGAGAACCAGCGGTCAATAACGGATGCACGGCGTACAACGTCGTACCCGGTGATCAGGATTTCAGTATGGCGGCGATCGAGTAAGAACTCAGAGACATAACCGCGATTATCAAAGCAGGTTATGACGCCTCTGATAACTGTAACCTTCTGATTTTTGAGATGATGGATATTTCCATCATCTTTTTCGATGCGATAAAGCTGCTTCAGCATATTCCAGATATCTACGTGGATATCTGACTTACTCTTATCGGTCAGATTGGCAATCTCATTGCTGCTCATCACTGGCTGAGTGCTTGCATTGGTAACTTCATTTTTCATTGTCATGTTTTCTAACCTTCTTCAGTTCGATCCCGATGTGTTTTGCATAACGGCGCATGCTGCGGTTCAGTGGCATCTGCACATTGCCGTCACCTGTACTGAACTGTTCTACAAACTGCTTACAATGAGCATTTTCACGAACTGGCTCTCGTGTCAGTCGGTGTCCTTGTGCTAGCACCACACAAGCCCTGGTGAGTTTTGCTGCCTCGTCTCTTTGCCATCAGCGCACCCCCGCTGGTTTACTGGCCTGAAGCTCAGCAACGTCTTTCACATAGCGGTCATGCATGGACTCCCAGCGCTCATGCCATTTCTGCATTGCACGTTTGCGGGCAAGGATTCGACGCAGACGGCGCATGCAACGCTGATGGGCAGACAGATACTCAGCGGTAGTTTCTCTCTCGCGCCAGATTTCCATATCGTCACGATCAATGCGTACCCGTGGATGCCGCTGTTTAAAACCTGACATACCAAACGCCTGAGTAGTCATAAAATAAGCGAGGTAGCGGATCGCAGTATCGCGAGTAAAACATTTTTTAATACGGCCATGCCGGGCAGCGACGAATAACGGACCAGCTGGGGTCTCATAGACTCTGATCGCCTGGTCAATTGCAGAATTAGTGCGGTTGTTTTTCATTTTCTATCCTTTAATTTGCTATATCGTTCGTGACTCATTACTGCCCAGTTCTGGCCGCCATCGCGGGACAACAGCCGCCAGCGCAGATTAACTTTCAGACTCAGATAGCCTGTCTTGTGCATACGGCGGGGATGTATTCTCCCGGCCCTGTATTGGCGAAGAATGTGTACTGCCTGCCCGTGAACCCATTCAGGAATTCGTATCGCTGTCAGTGCCACCAGCTACCTCCTGTATCCGTAACTCCATTTCACGCGCCATTTCAATAAAAGTGTCTAAAGCGCAAATATGTTCCTCTTCAAGTAACCGACGGTCGCATTTAACTTTCCCGTTCTCGATATAAAGAACAACACGGCCGGTAAAGTCAGGAAGCACATGCAGATCCACGTTCAATACAGGCCGTGGAATATGCACACCCTGATAGAGCATTGTTTGTTGATTAGCCATTGCTGGTCTCCGCAGTAACTGGTTTCTGGTTTTTGACGAACTCCACCAGCTCAGAAATAAACTCGTCGATTAACTCCTTCCCGCTTTCTGTCAGAAATTCACCGCAGCCATTTACATCTACAGATCTGCTGTAGATTCCCTTAATAGCTTTTACACCTTCGACATTTCCATATTCACTGATTGCAAGTCGTTCGAATTTACGTAACAGCCCATCCAGTAAAATTTCTGTTAACTCAATTGTGCTAATTCCACCTTTAGGGAGATGGATAATAATGCAGGTACTACCTGTTTTACGTTGGTGGCGTATTAATGCGGCCTTCATGATTCGGCGGCGATATGTGTTTATTACATTATCCATATTCATCTCCCATATGCCTTACGAAGGAAAAGCAAAGCTATGTCCCAGTAACCTGATGATGCCAATAATTTTGCTGTTTTAAATGCTTGTGGATTAATCATGATTCACCTTAATTTGATTGCAGGAATCCCCAGAATTATTCCTGTGATTAAAATGACTAATTTATTTTTAAGCAGGGTTTTTGGACTCTTCCTCAATAAGGTAAGCAGCCACCGGACTAATGAGATCTACCAAAATTGATGCAACGGATTCCACCTCTGAGTCGGTCATTTTATGAGGATAGTTCTCAAGCATCCTCGCAACAATCTCAGCCTGGTAAGCCTTAGTTGCCGCTTTTTGCAATGTGATATCAGACATTTTCTGCATCCTTATAACCTGAAGAATAAGCAGCGGATTGAGATATTTTGTTGGTGGCAATTGCAAGTTCCGCTAAGTCACAGATAATGCCTGATAACATAGAAATCTTACTGCTATCAGTTTTCTTCCCGTCAGTTTCGTTAAGAATATTAATACCTAAGATGTTAATCGCTTCCAGCAGGGAGATAGTTTTAGTATCACAATCAGTAGCGACGCTATTGAAATCGATATTCATGATCGCATCTTTATTGCCAGGGTAGCGATAATCAGGAATATCTACGATTTGAAAGAATTTTTTGGTGATTGCAACTTCCATCTTCAAGCCCTCAATTACTTAAGTTTTAATAAGCATGGCTTGAAATGATTCCTTGGTCAACCACTAAAGTGGTTTTATTTTTTACTTTGGTTTTAATTTGTTGTTTGCTAAGCAAAAAAAAGACCGCCTAAGCGGTCTTTTATGTGATCTTCATCTTATCCAAATCTTTTGAAGGCAGGCGACTGTTTAACCAGAACTTTCGCTAAAACATGAAATTGATCTTCATCAGAAGCGTCAATCTCCCATGAGCTATAAAGCTTGTTGTCAGAGAGCACTACTAGTGAGTTTTTCTGCATTTGCAAGCGTTTAATATGGATAGTTTTACCGAAAACAAAGACATAGATACCATCACCCTCAAAGTAATTTATTGTTGTATCAACGAAAACAAAGTCTCCAGGGTCAATTGTTCCTTCCATGCTGTCTCCGCGGACTGTTATGACTTTGATAGCAGAGGCAGAGCGGTTACCAAACATACTTCTGGCATGTTCTTCTGTGAACTCGATTGCTCTTATAGTATCTACGAACTCCGAAGAAAGGTATGTTCCCGGCCCCGCACTTGCCTGTATGTCAAGCAGATCGATGCGAAATGTTCCTGGTAATGGAGGGGGAGTGGTCGAAACCATGGTAGCCGGGTTTGAATCATCTCTGGGAAGTTCCCCAGAAGCCAGCCACTCAGGTCTTACTTTGAGTGCCTTGGCTAACTCAACTGTTTTTCTTGAGCCTGAAGCTGCTCCGGAAGTTAACTTCCATATGCTTGATTGTGACATCCCCACCGACTCTGCAAGAGATGCCTGTGTTAACCCTGCTGTTTTCATCGCTTCGGACAATCTGTCCGCGAAAGAATTGTTTGTCATATCGAATACTCCAAAAGTTGTTAAAAATGTAGCCCATACAAATAGGTAAGTCAAAAAGTAATTATTAACCTTGCTACAACCATACTTAATCGCTAAAGTAATAATTATTACTAAGGGGGTTTTATGATTTCAGAACCGATTGACATTGCTATTAGCTGCGCTGGCAGCCAGGGCGCATTAGCAAAATTGTGCGGTGTATCGCAGGCCACAGTTTGGAAATGGCGTCATGGAAAAAGGGTTAAGGCTGAGCATGTTTTAAGGATTGTGGCTGCGGCTGGCGGTCAAATTAGTGCTCACCAAATTCGGCCAGATTTACCTGAGCTTTTCCCACATCCAATTGAAATCATCTGAAGGACTGAATTTGATTTCTCAACTGGAATTACCGTCATCTTTTTGCCAAGCAGATTTCGAGTGGATTCAGGAGCAGTTACATCGCCTGACTCCCACTGCAAGGCAAAAAGCAATTCAACGTTATGCGGCGGTGTATCAGGAAACTTTCGATGCTGAGCCAGTTTCATACCGAAAAGACAACCGGGCAAGGCATGAAGCAAATACCCGGCTTCGCTTGTTTGTGATAAATCAGGGCAGGGCTTTACAGGGGTATACCGCCGAACCTCCCCTGGCTGGAACGCGACCGCGCTACTGACGATTTCGGGTTTAAAGGTATCCGAACAGAAACAGGCTTAAAGGTGCCTGTTCAGGCAGGCAACAAACTGACTCAAAACCTCATTCGTACTAGTTAGGTAGTACATTTCTATGGGGGAGAGGGAAAGGGGGGTTAGGGGGGATTGGGTGTAGGGGCAGGAACCGTGTCCTTTTCCAACAGGAAAGATTCATAGGTTAAGTAGATCTCTGTCTCAAAGGGGTTTTAAAAAAACGCCTGTATCAGCTAAGTAGTACGCAGCAGTCAAATGTTCAGAGGGTTCTTTCTGGAAGAGTAATTTTCAGGGGGGCTGAATCAGAAGGGAGGCTGGCAACTTTTGGGGAGGCCACCAGCCATGTGAGGGGGATACGTGAAAACCACATCACAAAATTATTATCTCATTACCGCGGGGTCCGCACAATGCAGCTGACGATCACACCGAATTTTGCACAGGAGCGCGCGCTTAACATGTTGCGCCGTAACTGGAAGGCACACGACAGCTTTATGGTTTACGCTCCGACCGGCAGCGGTAAAACAGGTCTGGCTGCCTTCATCGTTGCCGGGTTCGTCAGCCGTGGCATGCGAGTAATGTTTTGCGCTCCATACCAGATCCTCATTACTCAAACGGCTAACCGATTTGTTGAGTATGGGTTGCCGGGTGACGAAATCGGTTATATCTGGGCTGATCACCCGAACTATGATCCGTCTCTGAAAATTCAGATTGCAAGCGCCGACACACTGATTCGTCGTGTGTTTCCAGACGACATCGATCTGCTGATTATCGACGAAGCGCACCTGCGAAAAAAACGCATCCTGCGGGATATTGAACGCCTGCGCGCTAAGGGCGTGAAAGTTATCGGCCTGTCGGGTACACCATTTTCCCCATTCCTGGGCAAATACTATGAACGACTGATTAAGCCAACCACTATCGGCGAGCTGATTCAGCGCGGTGATCTGAGCAAATACGAATTTTACGCACCGACTAAGCCGGATCTGAAAGGGGTTAAAACTTGCCCATCGCTGCATTTCGGCACTGACTACAACGAAGCGCAACTGGCGGAGATCATGTGCGGCTCGACGCTGGTGGGCGACATCGTACAGAACTGGCTGGAAAATGGCCGGGACCTGCCGACAATTGCATTCTGCGTCAACGTAAACCACGCCAATTTCCTGACAATCCAGTTTAATCAGGCGGGTGTTCACGCTGAGGTTATGACCGCCGACACGCCAGCGGACGAACGGCAGACAATCATTCACCGCTTTGAAAAGGGTGCGACAAAAATCATTGTCAGTGTTGGCGTGCTGGTGGCCGGCTTCGATAGCGACGTTCGCTGCATCATCTATGCCAGGCCAACCAAAAGTGAAATTCGCTGGTTGCAGGCGCTCGGCCGGGGCCTGCGCACAGCTCCGGGTAAAGAATCCTGCCTTATCTTCGATCACAGTGGCACTGTGCACCGCCTGGGATACCCGGATTCTATTGAGTATGACGATCTCCCGGGTAAATCTGACGGTATGGAGGAAAGTGCGCGCCGCGTAGCTGAAGAACGCGAAGAAAAGCTGCCGCATGAGTGCTCGCAATGCCACTACATGAAACCAGCTGGCGTTTACGTCTGCCCAAAATGTGGGCATAAGCCCCTGGCAGGTGAGGACATTGATACCGACTCCGGACGTAAGCTCAAGAAGCTGGGGAAAGTTCAGCCACAACCGACCACGGCTGAGAAACAAGCCTGGTGGAGTCAAATCAAGTTTTATCAGCGCCAGCGAGTATCGCTGGGCAAAAAGCCGGTGAGTGATGGCTGGTGTGCAAATACATTTCGGGATCGTTTTAACGAATGGCCCAGAGATCTGAATTACTACCCCATGGAAATCACTCCAGTGGTTTCTAACTTCATCAAACATAAACTGATCGCTTTTGCTAAACGGCGAGAAAAGGAGCAACGGGGACAGCGAATTAATGAACAAGAGCAGAAGCCCATTGCTCCAAAAGTTCAACAAGCGTTAGACCGGATTAGTGAGATAAGGCAGGAATTATCTAAGCGAGCGCAGGTATGAAAACAGCAGAAGCAGCAAAGGGCCAGTGGGCCATGATTTTCAAGCATTACCGCCTGCCACCAATTACAGGAAAAAATCACTTCAAAGGGAAATGCCCTGTATGCAGCGCTCGCGGAAAATTCCGCATTGATGATCGTAATGGTGCCGGGACGTGGATTTGTACCTGCGGCAGCGGTGACGGCATGAAGCTTGTCACCCTGACACAGGGGAAACCCTTTAACGAGATTTGCACCGAAATAGACCGTTTGATCGGTAATAATTTCCAGCGTGTCAAAATTCCTGTAACAAGCAATGCTGCCAGTCTTCGCAGTCGAGTGCTGAGCAAATTTTCGAAGCTGGTGGCGCTGCGCGGTACAACCGGTGCTGCATATCTGAATTGTCGTGGAATATTCAACCTGCCTGCTGAGGCGATCCGATTCAACGATAAGCAGAGACATAACGGGCGCGTGTTTCAGTCTCTTTATTCTCTGGCCACAGACGATAAAGGGGAATTGTGCTACCTGCATCAGACCTTGCTGGATGGAGCCAAAAAAGCAGACATCGGTTCCAGCGCCAAGCGCCTCAAATCATTACAGGAAGATAACTACCTGGATTATGCGCGTTCAGTTGCGATCAGAATGTTCCCCGTCTCCACTACTCTGGGCATCGCTGAAGGCATCGAAACGGCGTTGTCTGCTCACCAAATTTACAAGGTAAATACCTGGGCAACAATCAATAGCGGCTTCATGAAAAAATTCCGCGTCCCTTCAGGCGTTAAGCACCTGATTATTTTTGCCGACCGTGACGAGAACAGTGCCACCGGGCTGGCAGCGGCCTACGAATGCGCCCATGCCAATTTGCTGGCAAAGAACGACCTGGAGCGCGTAAGCGTGTACTGGCCGGATCACGATGATTTCAACAATATGCTTATGAACGGCGATCAGGTTCGTGAGCTGATTTTCTATAAAAAACAGCAGGAGGCCGCATGAAACTGGAGGCAGTACTTAAGTATTTCAGTCCCCAGTGTATTTATATTAACGACAGTGTTGGAGCGAACAGCAATGCGTGATATTCAGATGGTTCTCGAACGTTATGGTGCGTGGGCGGCGGGCTGTGGTAATGAAGGTTATTACGCTCCGATAGCCGCAGGTTTTAAAGGGCTTCTCCCCGCTTCCAGAAAGTCCCGCTCATCGTGTAGTGATAATGATGGGTTAATTATCAATGGCGCAATGGCTCGACTAAAAAAGCATGATCCGCTCCTGTGTATCATGCTTGAGTGGTACTACATTCTGTGCATTCCTGTAAGGACTATGGGAGTAAAGCTTGGGGTATCACACACTCAAATTCTCAAACGCTTACAGGCCGGGGAAGGTTTTATTGAGGGCGTTCTTGCCATGCTTGATGTAACGCTTGAAATAGATCGTGAATGCCAGAAGCAGAATTTTTACTCAACTAAGGTAAAAAAAGTTGTGGAATTCCAAAAAGCTATTTAACCTGTTAAGAGTGGTCACTTAGACACGTAGCTTAACAATCGAAACCTCGCGATTGCGGGGTTTTATAACAGGTCTGCATTGACTGAATTGTGTCCCGCATGTAGATTCAATGCATATTCAATTTTGGGAATAAAGAGGCGGCTCCCAGAAGTAAACCGCCAAGTTGGTCACTTCGGCTAAGGCCTGGAACTCCAACCATGTCGGCTGAGAGGTCGATAACCTAAGCGCTGGTTTTTAAACGTCTTGTTGGTAATGGTGTCTTTAGTATCACTGATTTTGTCTGAATGTCTCTGAGTCCGCGAGAGCGATCATAGAACAACCAAATGTTGAATTTCCTCTCACTTGGCCAGGTGTCGTAGTTAAGGGAGTCCCATCCTAAATGCTCAGCAATTCTATTTGTAAGCAATAATTTAGTGTCTGATGAGGCTTTCCCTTGAAATGCGCTCATTACTGCTCCTAAAAAGAAATCAGAAATTTGAATGTTTTCTGATTCCTTGGAGTCCTTAGTGACTACACGCGTAATTAGGTTTTTTACTCCATGCTGACGAGCTAACGTGTTGTTGGCTATAACATGAAATGCTTCATCGGCTTTTTTGTAGCGTGATGCAATTGGGTCAACTTCAACTCTAAAGTAACAGTCACGATCTGGATGTGCACAAATTATTCCAGAGATTTTTGTTGTCACCAATTTTGTAAAGTGCTTTCGCATTGCAAGGTCGTAATCGCCATTATGAAAGCTTTTATTAACTATTGATTTTTCAACAACGATGCAGTGGAAGGCAAGCCACTGGTGGTTAAAGAATAAATCAATTAGCTCAGAATAAAATGGATAAAAATGTTTTGAGTTGGCTTTTTTCCACTTAATTTCTTGAAAGAAACCATGTTTTTGCCTCAAGTCGCGAATGATTTTTGAAAAGTCGCCGCGACGCTGATACTTCATCCATAGGCTTCCAAAACCATAAAAGCGCTGACCGTCAATACCTGATTCGTCACAGGCAACGTGCCAGATTAATTTACCCGGATTATCTGATTCAGACATGGTGAGCCTTAGGGCATGACGTTACACAAGGGTAATATTTAATCATTTTGTAAGGATTTGATAAAGATCGTTTTTGATTCAACAATGGTCTTTTTATGGTTCATCAAAACCTTTGCATTTTAGGTATGGATACGCCTCGGTTCGGAAAATTTTTTCGTAATTAAAAAAGCAACACGGCGTAAAGGGCATCTGCTGATACGTTTTGACCGTTCGTGCTGGTGGCTTTGACAGACTAATTTCCTTAGTTATTAATATGTATGTGGTGAATCCCCCTGTGCGGCGGGGCGTATCAGCATCTATGGCTGTTTATTGTTCGTTATCAGAACGCAAGTTCCAGTTGCTGGCTAGGACTTACCGGGAGGCACCCGGCACCACGCTCATCTTGAAAATAAAAAACCCTTTTGCCTGCTTTTACGAGCAGGCTTTTTTTTAGCCATCATTGACATATCGTGCGATAGGGTACCTTTTTTAGCCCCATAAATAGGTGATTACAGCGAAACGGTATAAGATTCTTTTGTGGTGAATCCCCCTGAGCGGAGGGGCGTAATCAGCACCCGGTTAACAGCAAGACAACCTAACACGCAAGTTTCAGTCGCTGGCTCGAACTTACCGGGAGGCACCCGGCACCACAAGTCAAAAAAATATCTCACAAGCCTGCGATGCAGGCTTTTTTTTATCCTTTTTTCAACACAGCACCCCGACATCATCGGAGGTGAGAGACATGTCCAACATGAGCAAATTAGCTTCTGGCGCTGCCTATGGCGCATCAGCCGGGACGGTGGCTAATGGCGTACTGACCAGGCTAAGCCCTGATGAATGGAGTGCCGTTGGCGTAATTGCCGGCATTGTTGTGGCGCTTCTGACGTTTGGCATCAACTGGTATTACAAACGCAAAACCACACTGGCGCAGATTGAGGCTTACCAGCGGTGGCCTAACCAGTCAACCTTTAAGGAGGAGTAATGCCTTTTTCAACTCCGTTACGCAGAAAGCTGATTGGTGCTGCCGGTGCTGGTGCGTTTGCTATAGCAACTATTTTCATCGGCGGTAAAGACGGCGTTGAAGGCAGGAAATACGAAGCCTACAAAGATGTTGCCGGAGTCTGGACGGTCTGCGACGGTCACACCGGGCGCGATATCGTCCGGTACAAAACCTATACCGACCGGGAATGTGATGCCCTGCTGTGGAAAGACCTGCAACCGGCAAAGCGCACCGTTGACCGGTTGGTAAAGGTGCCGGTGGGCGAGTATCAGCGTGCGGCGCTCTACAGCTTTGTCTTTAACGTCGGCTCTGATGCGTTCTCCAAATCAACTCTCCTGCGGAAACTCAATAAAGGCGACCATGCCGGGGCCTGCGAAGAGATGCGTGGCTGGGTTTACGCTGGTGGCATGAAGTGGAAGGGCCTTCAGAACCGGCGCGAGATGGAGCGTTCCATGTGTCTGGCGGAAGGTAAAAATGACCTTTAAAGCAAAACTTATCGGCGCGCTGGTTATCGCTGGCCTGCTGGTGGCGCTCGGGTGGGCGGTCAATCACTACCGTGATAATGCCATCGCCTATAAAGAACAGCGCGACAAAGCGAAGGGCGACCTGCTGCTGGCTAACGATGCCATCAGCGATATGAAGGTGCGCCAGCGCGACGTCGCCGCACTCGATGCGAAATACTACGGAGAACTGGCAGATGCCAAAGCGAATATTGACCAGCTTGAACGTGATGTTGCTGCTGGCCGTAAGCGGCTGCAACTCAACGCCACCTGTCGAACGAACGGAGCGCCCGGCACCACCAGCGTGGATGATGGCACCGGCCCCCGACTTACTGACGCCGCTGAGCGGGATTATTTCACCCTCAGAGAGCGAATCGAAACCGTCACAAAGCAACTGACTGGGTTACAGCAGTATGTCCGCCAACAATGTATGAGGTGATGCCATGAAGCACTAAAGCGGTGAGACCGTCCATGCATGCTGCAGTCATGATGCGGCCCCGAGTCTCCGATTAGAGAGCCAGATGCAAGTCCAAACTGCAACATACCGCTGGTGAGGGTTAATGAAGAAATAGGTGTGCCGGTAAAGCAGCGCGGACGCCAGACGCGTACCGGTTATTAACGGCTATGATGCGCCACAGACGCAGGGGCATGGGCGCGGCCACTGCGAGAGTGTGGCTGGCATCGCAAGGCGCATTTACGAGTGTGTCTGATAATGTTCTCCACTCTTCACAACCGCGGTTAGCCCCCTGAGAAGCGCCGCGTTCCGGCGCTGACAAATTATCTGAAAGGCAAATAAAATGAGCGAAGCTAAACCGCAGGACGGCAGCACCGTAAAGGGCTACCGCACATTAACTGCTGGCGATATCGAAGTGATGAACCGGTTTAAAGATGTGAGTCGTCATTTCCTGAACCTGCTGGACACTGCCATAGAAACTGGCGCGGATCCGCGCTGGGTGGCAATGGCAAAAACTGAGATGCAGAAGGCATGTATGTCTGCGTGCCGCTCGGTAGCGAAGCCTGACGACGATTGCTGAGGTCTTGCCTGGGCTCTTTATGTTAAAAAAAAGTTTCGTTTTTGTATTTAACTCATTCTTAAGTGTAAACCGAAACTATCTGTGGGGAGCGGGTGATTATTAAGAATGAAGTAATAGCTTTTTATGCTTCTGAGATGAAGCATATTGAAAGCGAATATAAATCAGGTAAAAACGTTAACCTGATACTGGCTTCAGTGATTGAAATTTCTGTGAGTGTGGGCGAACAGATTCAAAGCATACCGTACGATCAAAGAGAGGATACGTGGATAGCCCTGCTGAGGCTGGTTACGCCACGATGGTGGCAAACAGATCCTGTGTGGCGGGAGGTGCTGACGGTAAGTGAGAAGCTACTGAACCGGAGCCGCCTTTCTACTTAATATATCTGCCACAGGCAGTATCATGCATCAATCTGACCTCGCATTAGCGGGGCTTTATTATGCGCAGCATACGCGAGCATCGAAAAGATACTTTAATGAGCATTCCGGGAAAAGTGGCTTGAGTGACTGCAAAAAATCAGCGATACGCTAACCACATCGCAAAAAAAGATAAACCATATCTCCCCTCTTTTTATAAAATGCCTAAGCTGGAGTGATGCAATAATTTCACATACTTCATTACAGCCCGAAACATGCTACATACAGTCGCGATTGTTGATAAAAGGGACTCGCTCAACTCAATGACCAGATTGCCAGAATTCTCGCTTTCGTTCTTTCACCCCCGTTACTGGCTGTTATGGCTGGGAATACTCCTGCTTCGCTGCCTCATTCTGCTTCCATACCCTCTTTTATGCCGGATCGGATGTGGTCTGGGTAGACTGGGTATGCGAATAATGTCACGTCGTGTAAATATTGCGCGTCGAAATCTGGAGCTTTGCTTCCCCGGATTGGCAAAAAATGACCATGAAAAAATGCTCATTGAAAATTTTGAGTCAGTCGGCATGGGGGTCATTGAAACAGGTATGGCCTGGTTCTGGTCCGATGCAAGAATACGTAAATGGTTTACGGTAACGGGCTATGAGCATATGGAAAAAGCCCGGTCGGGTCAGCGTGGAGTGCTTCTTATTGGTATGCACTTCCTGACGCTTGAGCTTGGTGCACGTATTTTCGGTATGCTTAATCCTGGAATTGGTGTTTACAGGCCAAATAATAATGCGTTGTTTGACTGGTTACAGACACGCGGTCGTCTGCGTTCTAATAAAACGATGCTGGACCGCTATGATCTGAAGGGAATGATTCGAGTCCTTAAGCAGGATGAAATCATGTGGTATGCGCCAGACCATGACTATGGTGCGCAGAACAGTGTATTTGTGCCATTTTTCCAGGTCCCTGATGCTGCAACGACAGCAGGTAGCTACATGCTTGTCAGAGGCGCTCGTCCGGCGGTAGTTCCATTTGTCCCGCGGCGCCTGCCAGGCCGGAAAGGATATGAGCTGATTATTTTACCGGATATCATTGAAGAGCTGGTTGGCAGGGAAAAGGAATTTGTCGCCACGAGAATTAATCAGACGATTGAAGAGGCAATCAGATTAGCTCCGGAGCAATATATGTGGTTACATCGTCGATTTAAGACCCGTCCTCCTGGAAGAGAATCTTTTTACAGTAAAAAATGAGCATGGATCAGTCGACCCAGGCTAAACATTAGCAGCCCTGCATATGCGGGGCTTTTTTATGCCCATCGCACGTGCATCAACGAGACACTTTCAGCAGTGAGCCTGGGGATACCGCTTGTCTCGGGCGGCTTTCCCGTGCGACAGGCTCACCTCTAAAAGGAAATAATCATGCCCGATTCAAAACTGACAACGCTTACAGATGCGGCAACTGACGTCCTTTATGCAGTTTTCTTTCGAGGCGCTTTGTTGAGTGGTGATGTGCCCTCTAAATCAGGCGCTAACGAACTGCTGGATGCTGGTCTGACTTGTTCAAAGCACACCGCCACACCTTTCGGCGGCGAGGATTATTTCACTTACCTGACAGCAGAAGGGCAGCAATTCGCCATCGACTACCTTGTAAATACTTGTTTTGGCGTTGCGCAGAAAAGTGACAGTAATGACTCACCGGCGATTACTTTGAAAATCGCAGTGGATACCAGTGCTGCGCAGGCAGCTATTGAAGAGATTGATAAGCATATTCGCAATAGTGAGACCTTTAAAACCCTTAACAAGGCAGCCAGCATCAAAGAGTCGATGATCCAGCCCGTTTCAATTGCAGCAAGTGCCATTGCGGAGGAAGCAGCAACAAGGTTTGAGTCCATTGCCAAAGAAGCTCTGAAGCGGCGAAGTGAGATTGTAGCAGAGCGCTTTGCTATCTTCGGTGAATCCGGTACCAGCAACGAAACAATTGAGCAGCGCACGTTGTCGGCAGTGCTGTCTAACTCATTACACCTGGTCGATGCTGCCCAGGCTGGAGACGCTGCCTTTAAACTCGGTCAGGCTGTTAAGTCAGCATTCCAGACCCTGAATAGCGTTGATGCTGCTGGTGGCAAGATGAGTCAGCAGTGGGGAGTAAAGATGGATTCGACTGGCAACCTCCCAAAGGTGGATTCGCATGAACTTATGGACCACCAGCCCGATGCTCACGATCCTGTTTCACTGAAAGATATTAAAGCCAGTCGTGAAGATGACATGCTTACCTTCGGGGGCTACCCCGGCGCACTATTCACAGGCAAGGTGGCTGTCAATGCTGCCGCCGCTGAGTCCAGGGTAGTCCTGACCAAAGAGATGAATGAGGCCATCGGCAAAGTGGTGCTGAATGTTATCAAAGAACAGACCAAGCCAGGCGGGTTGCTGTATCACCATTCCCGCTGACATCTGGAGCCCCCATGCGAATAACAGTACTCGACGACGATCTCGGCAAAAAAATTAATCCCACTGTTGAGCGCTATAAGGTATTCCTCAATGGTGAAGAGGTTAAACATTGCTTTACCGCTGACGATGAAAAAGGCCAGGTGATTTGCGGAGTATTTATAGACGGGCGGATCGTTCTGCAATGCGGAGAGGTTAAGCGGCAAACGCTACAGGGAACGGTGAGGATTGAGCGATGCGAGTAGAAATAGATGGTGTTCTGTTCGCGCCTGTCTGTGACTCACCAGCAAACCGGATTGGTGTATGCATTACCACCCACAACCGGCCAGAAGTTTTAAAGCGCGCCATTGAGCAGCACCTGAAGTATTTGCCAGTCGGTGCGCTGGTGGTGGTGATAGACGATGGCTCGGCACCGGTAGCTACAGTTCCTGACGGCGTACAACTGATAAGGCACGACGCATCACTGGGCATCGTCGCATCGAAGAACACCAGCCTGGCCGTGTTGATGGACGCCGGATGCGAGCATCTGTTTCTGTGGGATGATGACGCCTGGCCGATCGCCGGTGACTGGCATTTGCCCTATATCGAATCACCTGAGCCGCATCTCTCTTATCAGTTTCTCGATCTGGCCGGGCCGCGCAAGCTTAACGATCTGGCGGTGCTCTACCGTGACGATCAGCATGTGGCCTATACCGGGCAGCGCGGCGTCATGCTCTATTACCACCGCAGCGCTATTGAGAGAGTAGGCGGCTTTGATCCGGTTTACGGTCGCGGGATGTACGAGCATAGCGACCTTGCCCTGCGCATCCACAATGCCGGGCTGACAACGTGGGCGTACGCTGATGTTGCTGGTTCGGAAAAGCTGATTCATTCGATGGATGAGCACGAAGAGGTGACACGCTCTGTTTCCCGCCCTGATCGTGAGGCGCTGGTGGCGCGCAACGTGAAAATCCACAACGAGCGCCGGGATGCCGGTTATACCGGTTATACCGGTTATGTGGAATACCGCCCGCGTCGTAACGTGGTGATCACCACTCTGTTAACCAGTCAGCCAGACCCGCAACGCGGAAATAAGATGCAGGCAGACCCTAACTTACTTCAGCATTGGGCCTCATCGATTGCTGGCGCAAAAGTTGTAGTATTGGCAGATGAACTTACAGCACCACCTTTTGATGCGTTACTTTTCAAAGTTCCTTCCGTGAACATGAGCCCATATTTTGCCCGTTGGCTGCATATCTATCAGCACTTGCGCGAACATCCAGAATATGGATTCGTCTGGTGTACCGATGGTACAGATGTCGAGATGCTGCACGCGCCGTGGGATGAGATGGACGCCGGTCAGGTTTATGTCGGATCGGAACCGAAGACCTATGCCGACGCCTGGGCTAAAGAAAATCACCCAGAGAAAGTTTACCAACGCTTCATTATCGAAAATAAAAATGAAGTCATGCTTAATGCTGGGCTTCTGGGCGGTACGCGTGAAGATGTGATGGCGTTCGCGCATGGCATTGTGCGTCTGTATTACCGCATCGAGAGTCATCGTTTCTGGCAGACTGAACTCGCTTGCCCGGCAGTAGGCGATATGCTGGCGTTTGGTATTGTGGCGAAGTCATTCGGCGACAGGGTTGTCACTGGTCCACAAGTCCACACAGTGTTCAGGTCGAACGGGATCGGTAAGGAGTTCGCATTCTGGCGGCATAAGTGAGGTAGAAGTGGGAACATTAATTTTCTTCATCCTGGCTGCACTGGCTGTTTTCATTATTGTCTTCACACCTGGGAGCGCCCCAAGCCCTTTCCAGTGCCATCGCTGTGGCAGTTATGTTAAGCCTCCTTCCAAATTTTGTAGCGAGTGCAGACCAAAGCCGAAGGTAAAACGCTGATGGAATATAAATTTGTAGTCGTGGGACACCATCGCAGGACGGGAGCAAAGCGGCTGGCTATGTGTCTGGATGCTCATTTGCTACTTGATGAAGGTGATCATGGCGCAGCGTGGAATCATCGTCGCGCCCTTGAATGGGCAGCCGAGCAGAGTTGTCGGGTGATTGTGCTGGAGGATGACGCCAGGCCTGTTGAAGGCTTCATGTTTAAGGTCTCCCCGTGGCTCGCCCGTTTCCCGGATAACCTGCTCAGTTTCTACCTCGGTACCGGCCGCCCGCCGCAGTACCAGATGCAGATTGCTGAGCGGTTGATCGTTGCTGACAAGACGCGCGCTGACTACATCACGCTACCGCGCCTGATTCACGGCGTCTGCTACAGCGTACCGCCGCAGCATATCGAAAGGGTGCTGACTCGCTGGGACAACGACAAGCCTGCTGATTATGCAGTGGGTGATGCGTATGGTGGTGATGTCGTCTATCCGTGCTGGTCGCTGGTGGACCATGCCGACGGCGAAACGGTTGAGCGTCATCCCGACGCAGCGCCACGAACAGAACGCCGCCGGGCGTGGAGGTTAGCCTGATGCCAGCACTGATACCGAGAGCATGCAGGAAGCGCGGATGCCCCGGCACTACCACGGATCGCTCAGGTTATTGTGAAAAGCATCGTAATGAAGGCTGGCAACAGCACCAGCGCGGGCAGACCAGGCACCAGCGCGGCTACGGCAGCAAGTGGGACGTACTCAGGCTTGAAGTTTTGACCCGCGACAAACACCTGTGTCAGAGCTGCAAACGCAATGGTCGTGCTGAACCCGCAAAGACAGTCGACCACATCACCCCCAAAGCACATGGGGGTACCGATGACATGTCCAACCTTGAAAGCCTCTGCTGGTCATGCCATCGGGCAAAGACGGCAACTGAGCGGATTAAATGAGAATCATTATCATAAAAATAATTGCATTTGCAATTATATCGAAGTGAATGATAACGATTCGCATCATCAGGGGGAGGGCGGGGAAAAAGTTCAGGAGCCTTGCGCTACAGGACCGCCGCCTAACCTTTTTTCGCATCGCCGCAGGTTAGAAAACTTTTTTATGGGGTCCCCCATACGATGATTAACAGGAGTTTTCGATTATGTCAGGACCACCGAAAACCCCGACCCATCTACGTCTGGTGAGGGGTAACCCATCAAAACGACCAATCAACGAGAATGAACCAAAACCCGCTGCTGGGGTACCCCCAACGCCGAAGCATTTCGACAAGCAGGGCAAATACTGGTTTAAGCGCATGGCTGAAGAACTCGATGCTGTTGGCGTCATTTCTCAGATGGATGCCCGCGCGCTTGAGCTGCTGGTCGAGGCTTACACCGAGTACCGGCACCACTGCGATACGCTGGATCGGGAAGGGTACACCTACGCAGTTTACAGCGAAGATGAACCCGACGAAGGTAAAGAGCGCGAAATCAGAATGATTAAGGCGCACCCGGCGGCAATCATGAAAGCCGATGCATGGAAACGGCTCCGTGCCATGCTGGCTGAGTTCGGCATGACGCCCGCCAGCCGGTCAAAGGTGAGTGTCAAAACGCCGGACGCGGTTGATCCACTGGCTGAGTTTATGAAAGCGAGGGATTAATGGCTAAGGTTGCCGACGGTATTCGCTACGCCGAGCGCGTCGTGGCGGGGGAAATTATTGCCTGTGAGTTTGTTCGGCTGGCCTGCCAGCGTTTTCTGGACGACCTGAAAAACGGGGAAGCGCGCGGCATCTTCTTCAGCGAACCCCGGGCGCAGCACATACTGAATTTTTATAAATTCATCCCCCATGTTAAGGGTGCGCAGGCTGGTCAGCCTATCGAACTGATGGACTGGCATGTATTCATCCTCATTAATCTTTTCGGATTTGTGATCCCCCTTGTGAACGAGGAAACGGGCGAAATTGTTCTGCGCAATGATGGCAGCGGCCGCCCGGTGATGGTGAGGCGGTTTCGAACCGCTTACAACGAGGTGGCACGTAAGAACGCGAAATCGACCCTTTCCTCCGGCGTGGGCCTATATATGGCAGGCGCGGATGGAGAGGGCGGCGCTGAGGTTTACTCGGCGGCTACAACCCGCGATCAGGCGCGTATCGTTTTCGAAGACGCCAAGAACATGGTCAAGAAAGCGAAAGCGACGCTGGGCAGGCTGTTTGAGTTTAACAAGCTGGCGATCTACCAGGAGCAAAGCGCATCCAAGTTTGAACCCCTTTCGAGTGATGCAAATAATCTTGATGGTCTGAACATCCATTGCGGAATTGTTGACGAATTGCACGCTCATAAAACCCGTGACGTATGGGATGTTCTGGAGACGGCGACCGGTGCGCGCCTTCAGTCGCTGCTTTTCGGGATCACTACCGCCGGCTTTAATAAAGAAGGCATCTGTTACGAGCTGCGCGATTACGCCATCAAGGTGCTGCGTGGGTTTAACAGCGATGTGGAAGGCGCGGTTAAAGACGATACCTTCTTCGCCATCATTTACACGCTGGACGAGGGGGACGATCCCTTCGACGAAACGGTATGGCAGAAGGCCAATCCCGGCCTCGGCATCTGTAAGCGCTGGGATGACCTGCGCCGCCTGGCGAAGAAAGCCAAAGAGCAGGTATCTGCGCGGGTTAACTTTTTCACCAAACACATGAATATCTGGGTGACCGCTGAGTCTTCCTGGATGGACATGATGAAGTGGGAAAAATGTGAATTTATCGCACCGGCGCATGAACTGAAAACTTACCCTTTGTGGGTTGGTGTCGACCTGTCGAACAAAATCGACATTTGCGCCGCCGTCAAAGCCTGGCGCTCCCCCGATGGTCATGTCCATGCTGACTTTAAATTCTGGTTACCCGAAGGGCGGCTGGAGAAATGCTCCCGGCAAATGGCGGAGTTATATCGCAAATGGGCAGAGCTGGAAAAACTCATCCTGACTGATGGCGATGTTATCGACCATGCCCAGATCAAAGAGGAACTACAGGCATGGGTGACAGGCGAGAGTCTTAAAGAAATTGGCTTTGATCCGTGGAGCGCTACCCAGTTCAGCCTGGCGCTTGCCGAGGAAGGATTGCCGCTGGTGGAGGTTCCGCAGACAGTGCGCAACTTCTCTGAGGCGATGAAGGAAGTTGAGGCACTGGTATATGGTGGTCGCCTGCACCACAGCAATCACCCTGTTATGAACTGGATGATGTCGAACGTAACGGTTAAGCCGGATCGCAACGACAACATCTTCCCCAATAAATCAACACCTGAAGCCAAAATTGACGGACCGGCAGCATTATTTACCGCTATGAGCCGTCTGCTCGTCAACGGCGGTAACGACCAGCAGGATCTGAGTGGCTTCTTCGATAATCCCATCATGGTAGGTTTCTGATGAAGAAAAATAAGCAGCCGGGCAGGGTAAAAAGCGCCCTGCTCAACTGGCTGGGCGTACCCATCAGCCTGACCACCGGCACATTCTGGGAAGAGTGGATGGGGACCAGCAGCAGTGGAAAAACGGTATCAGCCGATAAGGCTATACGGTTGTCTGCCGTCTGGGCCTGCGTCCGGTTACTCAGTGAGTCCGTTTCAACACTGCCGCTGAAAATTTACGAGCGGCAGGCGGACGGCTCGCGTAAGGCGGCGACGGGCCACCCTGCCTGGGCGGTATTGTGCCGTCGCCCGAACCCGGAAATGACGCCGTCACGTTTCATGCTGATGGTGGTCGCCAGTATCTGCCTGCGTGGCAATGCCTTTATCGAAAAGAAATTCATCGGCAGCCGCCTGGTATCGCTGGTGCCGCTGTTACCCCAGAACATGGTGGTCAAACGGCTGGAAAATGGCAGCCTGGAATATACCTACACCGACAGCGGATCGAAGCGTGTTATACCGGTCAAAAACATCATGCATATTCGCGGCTTCGGTCTTGATGGTGTCTGCGGCATGATGCCAATGATGACCGGACGGGATGTGATCGGTGCCGCGATGGCGGTGGAAGAGTCAGCAGCGAAGATTTTCGAAAATGGTCTTCAGAGTTCAGGGTTTCTCTCCTCTGAGAATGCACTTGATCCAGAACAGCGTGAGCGAATGCGCGGGTATATGACGGCGTTTACTGGCTCCAGAAACGCCGGGAAAATTATGGTACTGGAGGGTGGGCTTAAATACCAGAATGTCACCATGAACCCCGAGGCCGCGCAGATGCTGGAGTCCCGTTCTTTCAGCATCGAAGAAATCTGCCGCTGGTTTCGTGTGCCGCCGTTTATGGTGGGGCATACCACAAAGCAAAGCAGTTGGGCATCAAGCCTTGAGGGAATGAACCTCCAGTTTCTGACTCACACGCTGCGACCGTTGCTGGTCAATATCGAGCAGGAGATCGCCCGGTGTCTGCTGGACAGCGATGATGACATCTTTGCCGAGTTTTCGGTGGAAGGGCTGCTTCGTGCCGACAGTGCAGGCCGGGCAGCGTACTACACCAGTGCGCTTCAGAATGGCTGGATGTCGCGCAATGACGTTCGTCGTCTTGAGAATATGCCACCGATTGACGGCGGCGATATTTATACCGTTCAGCTTAACCTGACCCAGCTTAAAAACCTCGAAAACAGCAACCCTGCGGTGCAGGCGCTGGCGTTAAGAGAGCTTCACAGCCACGTTTTCCCCGATATTCCTTTCGAGCAATCACCGCTCAGACAGGCCGCTTAGGAGCACTTTCAGTATGACAAAAAAACAACTTCCGGTTGCACCGGCGGGCCGCCCCTGCGCGCGTGTTACCTGTGAAACGCTTCCCTCCGCGCTTGATCGCTGGGACGGCGGCATTAAAGCAGCGGACGCCGGTGATAACAGCATCTCGGTATTTGACGTTATCGGCCAGGACTACTGGGGTGAAGGCGTCACCGCAAAGCGCATTGCTGGTGCGCTGCGTGCCATGAACGGCGCGGATGTCACGGTAAACATCAACTCACCCGGCGGCGACATGTTTGAAGGGCTGGCGATTTACAACCTGCTGCGCGAATACCAGGGGAAAGTGACCGTTAAGGTGCTGGGGATTGCCGCCAGCGCTGCATCGGTGATTGCCATGGCCGGTGACGAGATTCAGATCGGTCGCGGTGCATTCCTGATGATCCACAACTGCTGGGTATTCGCGATGGGAAACCGTCACGACTTCGCCGAACTGTCCGCCTCGCTCGCGCCGTTCGACAATGCGATGGCCGACATTTACGCGGCACGCTCCGGGCTGGATATGGCTGAGGTCCAGTTGATGATGGACAACGAAAGCTATATCGGCGGCAGCGATGCGGTTGAAAAAGGGCTGGCCGACAGCCTGCTTTCTGCTGATGCCGTCGCCGGCGGCGATGATTCCCCTGCCGCAGCGCTGCGTAAACTTGATGCGCTGCTGGCGAAGACCAATACCCCGCGCTCTGAACGGCGAAAACTGATTAAAGCATTATCCGGTGGTATGCCTGGCGCTGCCACCACCCCTGACGGTAAGCCGTGCGCTACCGACGAAATCAATCCAGAAACCCGCTCATCTCTTGAAAACGCGCTGGCCGCGTTAGTCAATTAAGGAACACTCATGTCTGAAGTAAACGATATTCTGAAACAGGTCACTGCAAGTATCCAGGAGGCCACTGGCAAATTTAATGCGAAAGCAGAAGAGGCGCTGAACGAAGCCAAAAAGCAGGGCCAGCTTTCTGCTGAAACCAAAGAGACCGTCGATAAGATGGCGGTTGAACTTAACGGGCTTAAAGAAGCAGAGAAGACCCTGAAAGCCACGCTCGGCGAGCTTGAGCAGCATGTTGCACAGATGCCGCTGGCGAATGCCCTTAAAGTTGTCGAAACTGTAGGCCAGCAGGTGATTTCGGCTGAAGCGCTTAAAGCATTTGCCGCCAGTGTTGAAGGCGGTAAGCGCGTCAGCATCCCGGTTAAAGCGGCTATCCTGTCCGGAGACGTGGCCGAGGGGGTGGTAGAGCCACAACGCCTGCCGGGCATCGATACCGCACCGAAGCAGCGACTCTTCATCCGCGATTTGATCGCACCGGGGCGCACCACTTCACCGGCTATTTTTTGGGTGCAACAGACCGGCTTCACCAATAACGCGAAAGTGGTGCCGGAGAATACCACCAAGCCCTACAGCGACATCCAGTTCGCCACCAAAATTACGCCGGTGACCACCATCGCGCACATGTTCAAGGCATCCAAGCAGATCCTGGATGACTTCGCGCAGCTCCAGTCCACGGTGGATGCAGAAATGCGTTACGGCCTGAAATATGCCGAAGAGCAGGAAATCCTGTTCGGTGACGGCTCTGGTGTGCACCTGCACGGCATCGTACCGCAGGCATCAAAATTCGATCCGGCGTTTCAGGTGGAACAGCAGAACGGTATCGATGATCTGCGTCTGGCAATGTTGCAGGCACAGCTGGCCCGCTTCCCGGCGTCCGGCCATGTGCTGCACTTCATCGACTGGGCGAAAATCGAACTCACCAAAGACTCACTGGGCCGCTATATCCTGGCGAACCCGGCAGGTCTGACCGGGCCGACCCTGTGGGGTCTGCCGGTGGTGGCGACCGCGGCCGCTCAGTTCATCGGTAAATTCCTGACCGGCGCGTTCAATGCCGGGGCGCAAATCTTCGATCGCGAAGATGCAAACGTGGTGATTTCTACCGAGAACGCCGACGACTTCGAGAAAAACATGATCTCCATTCGTTGCGAAGAACGTCTGGCGCTGGCGGTAAAACGTCCTGAGTCCTTCATCTACGGTGCGTTCACCGGTGGCGCTGGCAGCTGATGTCCCTGGCGGCCTGCGGGCCGCTTCTTCTTTTACCCATTCGGATAATGCCATGATCGAACTGAATACGGTCAGGGAGCACTGCCGTATCGATGATGATTTCAGGGGCGATGATGCGCTGCTTGAAATCTACACCGGCGCGGCGAAACGCTACGTCGAAAAATGGACGCGGCGAAAGCTCTATAAAACCAACGCCGATCCCGGCTTTGCTGACGATCCGGATGCTCTGCTGCTCGATGACGACATCCGTGTGGCGATGTTGCTGCTTACCGGTCACTGGTATGCAAACCGCGAGGCTGTCAGTCCGGCAAGTGCAAATACGGTACCGCTTGCCGTTGAGGCGCTGCTTCAGCCTTACCGGATCTATGGCGTTTAGGGGGATATATGCAGGCAGGGCGCTTACGCGATCGTCTCGTTGTTCAGAATCCCACAACAATACGATCACCGACCGGCCAGCCCGTGAAAGCCTGGTCTGACGGTCCTACAGTCTGGGCAGAAGTTAAAGGCATCAGCGGGAATGAGCAGATGTCAGCGGGTGCGGAAACGGCTGAAGCGACTATCCGGGTCTGGATGCGCTTTCGGCGTGACGTCACCGCGGCATCCCGTCTGAAAGTGCTGTCAGGACCGTTCAAGGGGGCTGTGCTGAATGTGATCGGGATGCCGATCCCGGATGCAAAAGGCAGCCAGTTTGAAATTCTCTGCAAACTCGGGAGCGAAAAATGATTGATGTTAATCTGGATTTTTCCGGGCTGGAGGATATTGCCCGCGACCTTGAAACCCTGAGCCGGGCCGAAAATAACAAGGTGCTGCGCGATGCTACACGCGCGGGTGCTGACGTGCTGAAAACTGAAGTCATTAACCGTGCTCCGGTCCGCACCGGGAAAATGAAAAAAAACGTGGTGGTGGTCACGCAGCGATCGCGCCGGCGGGGTGAAATTTCGTCCGGCGTGCATATTCGCGGCGTTAATCCCCGCACCGGCAACAGTGATAACACCATGAAAGCCAGCAACCCGCGTAATGCGTTCTACTGGCGCTTCGTTGAACTGGGCACGGTGAACATGCCTGCGCATCCGTTTGTGCGACCCGCTTTTGATACCCGGCAGGAAGAGGCCGCCGAAGCCGCTATTGCCAGGATGAACAGCGCCATCGATAAGGTGCTGAGCAAATGACGGAAGCCTATTTTTACCCATTGTTATCGCACCTGGCTGACGGGCAGGTTTATCCCTATGTCGCACCGTTAAGCGACGATGGCCAGCCGTCCATTTCTCCGCCGTGGGTGATCTTCTCTCTTGTCTCTGACGTTTCGAGTGATGTGCTGTGCGGTCAGGCGGAATACCGCGTTTCGGTGCAGATTGACGTTTACTCACTGACCATTGAGGAAGCCAGATCCATTCGTGATCATGCGCTGGAGGCGGTTAAGCCCCTGGCTCCGACTGAAGTAACGAAAATTCCAGGCTACGAGCCAGATTTCCGGCTTTACCGCGCCACGCTCGAATTTCAGGTTACAGCCTGAAACGTTAATCAACCCTGAATAACCCGCTCCGGCGGGTTTTTGCTTTTATGGAGACAGCCATGTCCTCTTTGTATGAAAAATCGCAAAACACCAAAATCCTGATCACTGAAGTTCCTGCCACCAAAGACACGCTGAAAACGGCCAAATTCCTTGATCTGAGCTGCACGCTTAAAGAGGTGCAGTTTACCGGCGGTCAGAAACAGGATATCGACACCACAACGTTCTGTTCAGAAGAGCAGGAAAATACCAACGGCCTGCCAGCTCCGTCTGAAATTTCCATGTCAGGTAACTTCTACCGAAACCCTGCACAGGATGCGCTGCGGACAGCCTATGACAATGACACGACCTATGGCTTTCAGGTCATCTTCCCGTCCGGCAAAGGGTATAAGTTCCTGGCCGAAGTGCGCCAGCACACCTGGTCATCCGGTACTAATGGCGTGGTGGCCGCCACGTTCTCCCTGCGTCTGAAAGGCAAACCTGAAAACATCGAGTCCGGCTCGTAAGGAAAAACATGACATCGCTTAAAGAACGCGCCCTGGCTAAAGACTCGGGCTTTCGCTTTAAAGAAACCACCGTGCCTGAGTGGGATAACGCCAAAGTCATGCTGCGTGAGCCCTCCGGTGAAGGCTGGTTACGCTGGCAGGAAATCGTCAGATCAGGCAATGACGACGAGGAAATTTCGGTATCTGAACGGGCGCACCGTAACCTGTGCGCGGATGTCGTACTGTTTATGGATGTCCTCTGCGATACGGACAAGCAACCGATATTCGGACCTGAAGATGTAGAGCAGGTGCGGGCGATTTACGGCCCAATCCATGCGCGCCTGCTAAAGCAAGGCCTTGATCTCATCAGCACTGCGGACGATGCACGGGAAAAGTCGCTACCCCCGGCGTAAAATTCCTGATGTCGCTGGCGCTCCGGCTGGGACGCACGCTGGCTGAACTGCGTCAGAGCATGACGGCCAGCGAGCTGATGATGTGGATTGAATACGATCGTCATAGCCCTGTTGGCGATGTGCGTGGCGACATCCAGGCGGCGCAAATAACATCCGCTGTCTACGGTGCGCAGGGGGCGAAAGTGGCTCTGAATGATGTCCTGCTGCAATGGTCCGGGGATGAAAATGCAGAGGCGGAAGATCCTTTTGCCAGCCTTGAGGCTGCGTTAGACGCAGCAACACAGTGACTTTTTAGAAATAAGGTATTAGGATTTGCCCCATAAAGTTTATAGGGGGTTATATGGAATTACTGCTTATCTCTGCTGTGTTGGGGATTATCCCGGCACTAATTGCACAAAGCAAAGGCCGTTCGTTCTTCGCTTGGTGGATTTATGGTGCCTTATTATTTATTATTGCGCTCGTTCACTCAGTAGTCATTCGCAAAGATGTTAAGGCTGAAGAAAAAGAAATGATTGCCTTCGATGGAATGAAAAAATGTCCTTTTTGCGCAGAAATGATCAAGGCTGAGGCAATAAAATGTAAACACTGTGGTAGTGATCTCAGTGGAAATAATCAGCATCAGGCCCCAATAAAGTCTGATGAAGAATATTTAAAAGAGGCCAGGCGAAAGGCTGGAATAAATGAATGATAAACAAAACCGCTTCGGCGGTTTTTTTGTTTCTGGAGCTTGTTATGGCTACGCTGCGCGAACTAATAATTAAAATTTCTGCTAACTCTCAATCTTTCCAGTCAGAAATTTCTCGTGCTTCTCGTATGGGGCAGGACTATCATCGCACTATGCAGAATGGCGGGAGGCAAGCGGCTTCAGCGCAGCGAGAAACACAGCGGGCTTTAGCTTCTGTAACGGCACAATTAAATACCACTCGGACTGCTGCATTAGGTTTAACTGGCGCATTTGCTGGTGCATTCGCCACGGCAAATCTTATTCGATTGGCGGATTCATACAATTCTTTATCAGCAAGGGTAAAACTCGCCACCGGTGATGCTACCGATTTCGCGGCGGCACAAAAAGGTTTAATGGATATTAGCCAGCGTACTGGCTCAGCTTTTGCTGATAACGCTGCACTTTTCAGTCGTGCCTCTACATCATTACGTGAATGGGGATTTGGCACGCAGGATATACTTAAGCTGACTGATGCCCTGGCTAACGGGCTTCAGGTGTCAGGCGCGTCCGCCGAAGAGACATCTTCTCTTATTGTTCAGCTGTCACAAGCATTAGGACGTGGCGTATTGCGCGGGCAGGATTTTAACTCTGTGGCGCAGTCCGGGCAGCGAATTATGAAAGCGCTGGCTGATGGTATGGGCGTTGCCCAAAAAGACCTGAAAGGCATGGCTGACGCTGGGCAGTTAACGACAGATAAAATAGTCCCAGCCCTTATCAGTCAGCTTAACAAATTAAGATCTGAATTTGACTCCATGCCAAACAGCGTCAGCGCAGCCTCAACACGTATTCAAAATGCCTTTATGGAATGGGTAGGTGGTGCTAATAAAGCGAGCGGCGCGACAGCTACAATTTCTGGTGTAATGGATGACGTTTCAAAAAATATTGACAGCGTTGCCACTGCCGCAGGTGTTTTGGTTTCAATTGGTCTCGCAAGATATTTAGGTGGTATGGCTTCTGGGGCAATTTCAGCCAGTACAGGTCTCATTGGCGCCGCCAAAAGGGAAATTGCACTCGCAGACGCTCAGGTTAGAGGTACCCAGATCTCCACAGCCAGAGCCAGGGCAGCAGTATACAGAGCTCAACAAGCTTTAGTTGCAGCCAGAGGAACGGATGCTCAGGCGGCCGCAGAGAAAAGATTGAGCGCAGCTCAACAATCATTAACAAGAAATATTGCTGCGAGAAGTTCAGCCCAAACCTCTTTAAATAATGTGACGTCGATTGGTTCTCGCATGATGGGAGGCGCGCTAAGTTTAGTCGGGGGATTTCCTGGTCTAATTCTCTTGGGTGCCGGGGCCTGGTATACGTGGTACAAAAATCAAGAGCAGGTTAGAAAGTCAGCGCTCGACTATGCTAATACGCTGGATGATATACGCGAAAAAACTAAGTCGATGAGTCTCACTGAGGCATCCGATAATGAATCTCAAACGCGTAAGGCTCTGGATGAGCAAAATCGACTGGTAGATGAACAAGCAAAAAAAGTCAGGGGGTTAAAGGAAGAAATTTCCGGATATCAATATATGTTGGCTAATCCAGGGCCAACAGTGGGTGGATATATGATCAACCACCTTAAAAGCCTTGATGATGCAACTCTCGACCTGTCAAATGCAACTCAAGCTTTAGCCGTAGAGCAGGAACGCTTATGGCAAATGCAGGCTAAATCCCAATCTATTCAGGATGTTCTTGAAGGTATTGAGCATCAGCGAGTGGCATTAATTCGCCAACAGGCGGCTGAACAAAATGCTGCTTACCAATCTCTTTTATTAATGAACGGGGAGCATACTGAATTTAATCGCCTGCTTGGGTTAGGTAATAATTTATTAATGGCCCGTCAGGGTTTAGTTAATGCACCGATGCGCCTCCCTCAAGCGGACCTCGATCAAAAGCAAAACGATGCCCTTGAAAAAAGCCGTCGAGATTTAGCTTTATCCAAATTAAAAGGAGAGGAAAAAGAAAGGGCGAGGCTTGGATATGCTGCTGATGATCTTGGTCTTAAAAATGAACCTCAGTTCCAGACATGGCGACAAGAGATCATCAACAATGGTCTTAATGAATGGAGAAATAACGAGGCCAATAAGCCCAAGAAAAAAGGCCAAAAATCTGAAGCTGAGAAAACCGAAGATATATATAAGCGACTCATCAAGCAGCAAAAAGAGCAGATCGCGCTGTCCGGCCAGAATACCGAACTGGCAAAAGTGAAATACCAGGTCAGTCAGGGTGAGCTGGCAACGCTGAATCAGGCGCAAAAAGCCGATCTGATGCGCAATGCCGCGCTTATCGATCAGGTTAAATTACGCGAGCAACTCCGCAACTACGAAGCGCAACTGGCCGATAGCAACGCCAGCGCGCGCGCAGCGAATGAAGCCCAGCTTACTGGCTACGGGCAGGGAACCCGGTTCCGTGAACGTATGCAGGAGCAGTTCAATATCCGTAAGGAATTTGAGCAGAAGAATACCGATTTGCTCCGACAGCGGCAGGCGGGCGACATTGAAGAAGGGACCTATCAACATGAACTTGCGCTTAACCGACGTTACCTTGATGAACGTCTGCGAGACCAGCAGGGCTTTTACAGCGCCTCAGATGCACAGCGTAACGACTGGTTCAGCGGACTGAGCGAAGGTTATGCCAACTGGGCAGATGAAGCGACGAACTATTCCGCTCTGGCGGCCGATGGCATGAGGCAGGCGATGGATGGTGCCGTTTCCAGTGTGACCGATATGCTCAACGGCAATGTGTCGGGCTGGAAAGACTGGGGCGTCAGCGTGCTGAAGATTGTCCAGAACGTGCTGGTGAACATGGCGATGGCGAATGCCGCCAGCTCTATCGGGTCGCTGTTCAGCTTCGGCGCATCCTCTGCGGCAGGCAGTGGCGGTACTGCTATTCAGAGCGCTGCGGCTAATTTTAAATTTAACGCCAAAGGCGATGTTTATGACTCGCCCTCGCTCAGCGCCTACACCAACGGGGTGTACAGCACGCCGCAGTATTTTGCGTTTGCCAAAGGCGCGGGGGTGTTTGGCGAGGCCGGGCCGGAAGCCATTATGCCGCTCACGCGCGCGGCCGATGGCTCCCTGGGTGTGCGGGCGATGGGCGGTATTCAGACCGAACGCGCCGCGCCTTCCATCATCATCGGCGATATCAACATCAATTCACAGTCACAGCAGCCGGTCAGTCAGGGCGCGGCCAGCGCAGCCGGCCGTCAGCTGACGGATGCCATCCTGCGCACGGTAAATGAAGAGGTCAGCCGGCCGGGTACGCCGCTGTGGCGGGCTATTAAAGGAGTGTAAGCGTGGCGACAGAAACATTTGAATGGTGTCCGCGTATCACGTCACAGGTCGATATCACCCTGCGCACGCGAAAGGCGCAGTTCGGGGACGCTTACGCGCAGGTGGCCGGGGACGGCATTAATCCTAAGTTGCCGCAGTGGAGCGTGAGCTTTACCGGTGATGAAGACTATATCCTGGCAATAAAGGCATTCATTGAGCGGCACGGCGGGTGGAAATCTTTCCGCTGGAAACCCCCGCTCGAGCCGGAGGGGCTGTACCGCGCAGAAACCCTCCAGCTTTCGTCCCACGGCAATAACATTCATACCCTCAGCAGTACCTTCATACAGGCATATCACCCATGAGTATTTCATCTGACGTTCAGAAACTGGAGCCGGGCAGCCGCATCCGGCTGATTGAAGTGGACGGCTCCGCCTTCGGCGCGGGCATCCTGCGCTTTCATAAGGAGAACATCCCGCACACAGAAGCTGAGCTGGCGGCATCCGGCGGCGATGAGTCAACGCTGGAAGCAAAGTCCGTCTGGTGGCAGGGCGAGGAATACGGGGCCTGGCCGTTTGAGCTGGAAGGGATTTCCGTCAGCAGCGACGGGCAGAGCGCCCGGCCAAAGCTGACCGTTGCCAACATCAACGGCACGATCGGTGCGCTGTGCCGCCGTTTTCAGGGTATGGCGCGGGCGAAGGTGATTATTCACGACACCTTTGTGCATTACCTCGATGCGCGTAATTTCCCTGAAGGTAACGCGGATGCCAATCCGCTGGAAGAGCGTAAGCAGGTGTTTTATGTGGATCGCAAATCCGGCGGTGACGATGAAACCGTGGAGTTCGAACTCTCGAGTCCGGCCGACCTTCGCGGCCAGCAAATCCCGACGCGCCAGATCCAGCCGCTCTGCACCTGGTGCATGCGGGGGTGGTACAAAACCGGGAACGGCTGCGCCTATGCCGGGCAGAACGGCTGGTTTGATAAGGATGGTAAACCGGTGGACGATCCGGCACAGGACGTCTGTTCCGGCCTGCTGTCCACGGGCTGTAAACCGCGCTTTGGCGAGAACGAACCGCTGGACTTTGGCGGCTTCCCCGGCGCATCCCTGCTCAGGAGCTGATAATGAAAGATAAAACGATCAGCGCCATCCTGGCGCATGCTGAGGCGGTTTTCCCGGACGAATGCTGCGGGCTGGTCATTCAGAAGGGCCGCGTCGAGAAGTACATTCCCTGTGAAAACCGGGCTGCATCGCCTGATGAACAGTTTGAGATCGCCCCGGAGGATTATGCCAGTGCAGAGGATCAGGGTACCGTGGTGGCGGTGGTACACAGCCACCCCGGCGACGGCGCCACCACCCAGCCGAGCGAGCTGGATATGCTGATGTGCGACGCCACGGAAATACCCTGGGTCATTGTTTCATGGCCGGAAGGCGATATCCGAACGGTTATGCCGCGCGGCGAACGCCCGCTTACGGGCCGCCAGTTCGTGCTGGGGCACGCCGACTGCTGGTCGCTGCTGATGGATTATTTTCGCACTGAGCACGGCATCACACTGCCCAACTACAGTGTGGAGCGCCACTGGTGGGAACAGGGCGAAAACCTCTATATGGATAACTGGCACGATTGCGGCTTTCGCGAGTTCGATGGCCCGCCGCAGCCCGGCGATGTGGTGATCATGCAGGTCCAGTCACCGGTACCGAACCATGCCGGGGTCCTGCTGGAAGGCAACATGCTGCTGCACCACATGTACGGCCAGCTGAGTCAGCGGGTGCCTTACGGCGGCTATTACCTCGATCGAACCATCAAGATCGTGCGGCATAAGGAGCTGATGTAATGAAAACAACGGTGATTAAACTCAGCGGCTCAATGGCACAGCGTTTTGGTCGCACGCATTACCGCGTACTTGATACCTCGAAAGAGGTTTTTCGCGCGCTGTCGGCCACTCTTGATGGCTTTGATGCCTGGCTGCGGGAGGCGCGGGCAAAGGGCCTTGACTTTGTCATCTTCCGCGACCGCCGGAATATCGGACAGGACGAGTTTGAAATGGTCAGCGCCGGGAGCGAGCTACGGATCATCCCGGTTATACGCGGCAGCAAGCGTGCGGGCGTTTTTCAGATCGTTGCAGCGGTGGCTATCGCTGCTTTTACGTGGTGGAACCCGGTGGGATGGGCTGCCGGAACACAAGCGGCAATTTATGCGGCGGCGGGATCGATGGCTGTCGGTGGAGTTGTGCAGATGCTTTCTCCACAGGTGGCCGGAATGCGCACAAGGCAGGATCCTGACAACAAACCTTCATATGCCTTCGGTGGTCCGATAAACACCACGGCTGCCGGAAATCCGGTTCCGCTTCTCTACGGTCAGCGCGATATCGGCGGCGCGATTATTTCAGCCGGCATTTACGCCGAAGACCAGCAGTAGACCAGCAACAGAATCTTTCAGTTACCACGGCCGCCTTATGGCGGCTTTTTTTATGGATGCGATATGGCAACGATTATTGGTGCAAAGGGTGGCAGTAAGCAGGGGCATACGCCGGTTGAATCTCCGGACAGCATTCAGTCCATCGCCCGCGCAAAAATGCTTATCGCGCTGGGCGAAGGGGAGTTTGCGGGCGGGCTTGACGGAAAAACAATTTTTCTCGGTGACGGTACCGCTTACACGCCGCTGCTGAATGCCGACGGTTCAGAAAACTTTCCCGGTGTCGTGTGGGAGTTTCGTCCCGGCACGCAGGATCAGACCTATATCCAGGGTTTTCCGGGCATTGAAAACGAACTCCAGGTCTCTCAGGTACTGAAGCAGAATGTGCCTTATGTGCGCGCCATCTCCAACACCCAACTGTCTGCTGTGCGCGTGCGCGTCGGCTGGGAAACCCTGCTCTGGCAGAAAGACAACGGCGATAAGGTTGGTACCCGCGTTGAATACGCCATCGATCTGTCTGTTGATGGCGGCGCGTACCAGACCGTGCTGAATGGCATTGTGGACGACAAGTCCACCACGCTTTATGAGCGCAGCCACCGCATTAACCTGCCCAAAGCCACGACCGGCTGGCAGTTACGCATCCGCCGCGTCACGCCTGATGCCACGTCCGTGAACATCGTGGACACGATGAAGGTTCAGGCCATCACTGAAATCATTGATGCGAAGCTACGTTACCCGCATACCGCGCTGCTGTATATCGAGTTTGATGCAAAACAGTTTCCGAACGGTATTCCGCAGGTGGTGTGCTGCCCGAAGGGGCGCATTATTCGTGTGCCGGATACCTACGATCCGGAAACCCGCAATTACAGTGGCACCTGGACCGGGGCGTTTAAATGGGCATGGACCGATAACCCGGCATGGATTTTTTACGATCTGATCCTGAACGAGCGCTTTGGTCTCGGCCAGCGCATCACCGCCGATCAGGTCGACCGCTGGGAACTGTACCGCATTGCCCAGTACTGCGATCAGCTGGTGCCCGACGGCAAGGGCGGCACAGGCATGGAGCCGCGCTTCCGTTGCAATGTATATATTCAGGATCGTGCTGAAGCCTGGACGGTGTTGCGCGACCTGGCCGGTATTTTCCGTGGGATGACCTACTGGGGGGACAACCGCCTGTATGTGCTGGCGGACATGGCGCGCGACATCTGGCACGTTTATAACCATGCCAGTGTGGTCGACGGTAAATTTACCTTCTCCGATCCGAGCGAAACCACCCGCTATACCTCGGCCATGGTCAACTGGTCCGATCCGAAAAACCATTACAAAGACACGCCGGAAGTGGTGTACGACAACGATCTGGCGATGCGGTATGACTTCCGCCAGATGGAAATGACGGCGATTGGCTGTGATCGCCAGTCCGAGGCGAACCGCCGCGGGCGCTGGGTGCTGCTGACGAACGGGGCCGGGGAAGTTGCGTCCTTTGCCACCGGGCTGGACGTGCCCCCGGTGGGTGAGGTTATTGGCATCGCAGCGAACGAACTGGCCGGGCAGATCATCGGCGGGCGCGTCAGCGCAGTGAACGGGCGGAATATTACCCTCGATCGCATCGCTGACATCAAACCAGGCGATCGGCTGTTCGTGAACCTGCCGTCCGGTCCGGCGCAGGCGCGCACGGTTCAGGCGGTGAACGGTAAAACCGTGACCGTGACCACCGGCTGGAGTGAGACGCCGGAAGCGGAAACCAACTGGGCGGTTGAAGCCGACGATCTGTTTATTGCCCTGTTCCGCGTGACGGGCGTCAGCGATAACAATGACGGTACGTATGCCATCACCGGCACCACCTACAATCCTGACACTTATCCTGCCATCGATCACGGCACCCGTCTGGATGAGCGCCCGATCAGTGTCATTCCGCCAGGCGTTCAGGGTCCGCCGGTGAATGTGACGGTCGACAGCTATTCCAGCGTCAGCCAGGGCATTGCCATTACCACCCTGCGCGCCTCCTGGGAAGCGGTAACCGGGGCGGTGGCTTATGAAGCCGAATGGCGCAAGGATTCAGGAAACTGGGTCAGCGTACCACGTACCTCCTCGCTGGGCTTTGAAGTGCCAGCCATTTATTCAGGCCGCTATCTGGTGCGGGTGCGGGCAGTGAACGCCAGCGATGTGTCGTCAGTCTGGGCCGTCAGCCCGGAAACCGTCCTGACGGGTAAAACCGGCGCTCCGCCGAAACCGGAAGGGCTGCGTACACAGGGCATCGTGTTTGGTGTGGTGCTGAACTGGGATTTTCCGGCCGGTACCGGGGATACCCTCAAAACCGAAATTCAGTACAGCGCGGCGTCTACCGGCGCAAATCCGCTGTTGCTGGCCGATGTGCCTTACCCTCAGAAATCGTACCAGCAGCTTGGCCTTAAATTCGGCGTCACGTTCTGGTACCGCGCACGGCTGGTGGACAAAACCGGTAACCAGAGCGCCTGGACCGGCTGGGTCAGCGGCATGCCAGCTGATAATGTCGCTGACTACATCGACAACATGGACGAGGCGATACGCGACACTGACACGTACAAAGAACTGGATAAGTCGATTCAGGACAACCAGACCGCGATCGTTAAAGAAGTTACTGACCGTGCAGCTGCTCTCACCAAAGAGGCCAGCGATCGCGCTGCTGCAATTTCTAAGGAAACTACGGCCCGCACGCAGGCACTGACTAAAGAAGCCACTGACCGTACCGCAGCAATCGCGGCTGAGGCAACCACCCGCGCGCAGCAGGATCAGAAGGTCGCAGCTGACGCAGCGAATGGATTGCTTAACGAGCAACTGACGCGCGAAGCGGCAATTACCGAAACTAACCTGATTATTCAGAACAAAACGGACTCGCTGGCGCAGTCGATCGCACAGGTGGCGGCGGGCAGCGGCACGCAGTTCGATTCCCTCAAAATCTGGCATTTTAACTCTGCGAGCGTTGAGGGCTGGACCGGCAACAGCACGCCGACTGTGGTCGATAACTGCCTGCGCCCTGCGAACCACGCTAATAACCCTTACGTTGTTTCTCCGGCATCGCTGGCAGTAGATGCGGCGTCTTATCGCTTCGTTAAGCTGCGTATCAGAAAGGTGGGCAAACCTGCCTGGCGGGGCCAGTTGCGCTGGCGTGATACGGCAGCCTTTAATGACACGAATATGGTGACGCTGCCTGAGCCTGTTTTTGATGCCAGCGGCGTGGCCACCATCGATTTCAGCGATATTAAATGGAATACGCTGGCGAACGTGGCACAGATCCGCCTGGATATTGGTGCAACACAGACCGCCAGCGATTATTTCCTGATTGACTGGATAGCAGTGGGCCGTCCGGCACCGGGCGCGAGCACCGCGGCGCTTGAAGATGAAGCGACAGCGCGTATCGCGGCAGACTCTGCCGAAGCCACGGCACGCAGCACCCTGGCGGCGCAGCTGCGTGGCGGTGCCGACGGCACAGATCCGTCGAAACTGACCAGCGGCCTGATTTACAACGAACGTCAGGTGCGTATCAGTGCTGAAAAAGCGATCGCGCAGGATGTCGAAGCGCTTGAGGTTAACTTCAACGACAACAAGGCGGCAGTTCAGCAGCGCCTCGGCGTCCTTACCGATGCCCAAACGGCGCAGGGGCAGACGATCACCAACATCAATGTTGCGCTCAAATACGCCAATATTGACGGTGACAACCTGTTGACCAACGGCTCGTTTGAGTCTGATTTGGAGTACTGGGAAGGCCGGACTAACGCGGATGACCAGTCGATCGTTAACGGTGGTGCATACAGCGGAAGCAAGGTACTTCGGTTTACGGCTAAATCACGTCCTTCGCGTCTGAACCAGAAAAACATTCTTCTGTTAAAGGGACGAACTTATCGGATCTCCGCTGTCGTTAAATGCTCGTCGGACGCTGTCGCCCTGGCAGGAGATAACACCAAGCTTGCTATCAGGAATAACGCGTCAGACGCCCTGATCAGCAGCGTCAGCTTTCTGGCCAACGGAGAGACGCCACCGACGGTCTGGACTGAAAAAAGCTTTGATTACAAACTCGGCGGTACTTCTGACATCGTTGTGCAACTCGCCATTACTGGCGCTCTGTCTGCCGGGACAATGGACGTTGACCTTGTCCGTGTGATGGACATTACTGACGCCAAAGCCATTGAGACGAAAGCCGACGCTGGCGCTGTATCCACGCTGGACGGCAAAGTGAAGGCCATTGGCGATACAGTGGATGCGCAGGGCACCGCGCTGACGCAGGTTCAGGCAAGCATTGGTCGCCGTACTGTCTTCCGTGCTGTGTCTGTCGGCAGCGGGGGCACTGGTGGCATCGGGGCCGCGGGTATTTTTAAGGAAGATGGGACTAAGCTGGCTACACCGGCGCGGTCATACATGCTGTCAGTTTTCAGAACCAATGCGGATGGCTCTACAACTTTTACATCTACTAACTTTGATGTTTACTCTGGATCGTCAGCGGCATCATCTTTTAATGATGCTGTAGCTGCATTACCCAATGGGACGTATGTAGCCGTCACAACATGGGACGAGCCTAACGGGTACAAATCTCTAATCTTTGATGCTATTGAAAGCCTGGGGGGTAGTCGTGAAGCCATGGGAACAATGGCAGTCCGAAGCGCGTACATCCTGCTGGGCTGTAAAGGAGTTGGTAAGGGTAATGGGCAAGAGCTGGTAAGTCCATCCGCCAATGGACCTGATGCTCGTGTTTTCGCGGCCATTGAGTTCATCAACGGGACGATGGTTGGTCTGGGTGCCGGCGCATCGGCTATTGCCAACGCTAACGCCTCCGCCACGACCGCGCTTGATGCGCAGGTTACGCAGCAGGGTAAAGATATCAGCACTCAGGCTGACGCCATCACTCAGCTGAAAACGGATGTGGGAGGGAAAGCAAGTCAAAAGGCGTTAAGTGAACTGAGCCAGCGTGTCACTGATACCGAGGGTGACATTGAAAGCCAGCAGGAGGCAGTCACCGGGCTGAATAACAGCCTTAAAAATAAAGCTGATGCCACTGCGGTCAGCAAGCTGGAAACGACGATCAAAGGTCAGGGTGAACGTCTCGATGCCGTTGAAACAAAAACGGTCAGGGTGGACCTGTCGACACTTGATCCGGATACGTATTATCCCGTAACGCTGGCGCTGGCTAACCAGGCCCAGATCAGACAACGCATCCGTGTTGTTCGTCCGTTCAACTCTACCAGCGACTGGACCAAACCCGTCTGGAGTACCCACACAAATAAAAACTTTGGGCTGACGCTGGAGTGGACGACGATCGGGAGTGGGTGGGGAGCAAACAACATTGACCGGAATATTGAGGAATTCCAGTACACGTTTGCCGCGAAGTCTCCTGCGGTCGGAATAAATCAGATGAGCCGCAGCTCTCAGGAGTATGTCTATCTCCGGGGTGGGGCCAACTACAATTTTATTCTCCCGAAATCTCTGCCTGATCCGGTTATCAGGACCACTGATTTTACTCAGAACGATATCACCATCAAACCTATCGGACTGAATGACCCGCTGGCCGTTCCACCGACCACCACCCGGCAGGATACGGTTGCCAACGCCACGGCGACGACACAGCTTAAGTCAGAGCTTAAGGAATTCAGTACAAATACGGCAACAGCCATCACTCAGCTAAATACCGCCGTTGAGGAACATGGCGATACGCTGACGGCACAGGCTGAAAGTATCCAGGGGCTGAAGACCAGCCTGGGCGATAAGGCTGAAGCGAAGGCGCTGAATGAAACTGTCACGAAAGTAACGCAGCAGGGCAAGGATATTACCGCCAATACCAAGTCTGTCAGTGAGCTGAAAACGCGTGTGGAGGGCGCGGAATCGGGGCTGAACCAGACGTTTGAATCCCTCGCCCAGGCCGGGCTGGCGCAGTTCAGAGGATTTTACGAGCAGCGCGCAGAAATCGTCAACAATGACACGAAAATCACTGCCTCTATCAACGAGGTGAATGTGACCATCGCCAGCGAGACGGGCGCACTGGCGCAGCAGATGAGTACGTTGCAGGCCAGTGTCGGAGATAATGCTGCCGCAATCCAGGTGACGTCCTCCGCGCTGGCCGATGTGTCCGGCAAACTGTCGGCGCAGTGGGGCGTTAAAGTTCAGGTGGATGCGCAGGGGCGCTCTTATATTGCAGGCATTCAGCTGGGTATTGACGGCAATGGAGCTTCTCAGTTTCTGATTGATGCTGACACGTTCGGGATTTATAACCCGAATGCAGCTGGCGGCCGTGTGCTGGCGTTCGCGGTGAGCGGCGCGACCGCATACCTTCGTGCGGCAATGATTCAGGATTTAAGCATTGATTTCGGCAAAATCAGTGACACGCTGAGGTCCACTAATTTTGTTCCGGGTCAGCAGGGATGGAACCTGCCAAAAACCGGCAATGCTGAACTGAACAACGTTACCATTCGCGGTACAGTTTATGCGAATGCCGGCGAGATGAATAATATCCTCATCAAAGAGACCTGCACTGTTCAGGGCCGCATTGAAGCCAATGACGGCTGGTTTAAAGGGACTGTTTATGCGGAGAAGCTGGAAGGGGATGTCGTTAAGTCGTTCACTATAGGCATAAACGGAACCGCTAAAATCGAAGCCGCGCCTTATCCACGCAGGATCGTTGCGATAAGCGCACCCATGATGGCGGCCACCGCCACCAGGATTGAAAACAGTACGGTTACTTACCTGTATGGCCAGGCACATATGACCCTGCAACTTTTTGCGGGTGACGGAGGGACCGCCAATATTTTTGATAAGCATATCTCCGCCAGCAACTCAAACCAGACCGTTTTTGACGTTGCTGAAGGAAGCTGGCTCCTTAACGCGGGTGTTTACTATGAAGTGACCTATCGTGCCAGCGGTGGAGTGGGGCCGTCTGGCTTCCCTCAGAATTACACCTTTCTGGTAGTAAAAAACTGATAAACATTTCAGTTAAATAAAACCATTCAACGGGAGGCCTTGCCTCCCTTTTTTTGAGGAATAAACATGGCAACAATTTCCGACGATTTGGCCGCCGCGATGACGAAAATATTCAGTCAGGCGCAGCTCGACATTCAGAATCTGGATAAACTTTTTAACGGTAATGGTGACGTCACGATAGCAAGAGCGGACGGCTCGACGTTCGCGGCGGCTACGTGGGCAAAAATGATGGCCGCAACTATAGGCACATTTAAGCAAAATGGTAATTTAGGAACCCGTCGTCTTAATGAAGTAGACGGAAGAAATGAAGGGTGGTGGAACCAGAATTCTAATGCTAACGCTACGACGGCGCGTGACTATCCCGTAAACCAGGCTGGATCGTTACTCGTAACGCAAAACAACGCTAACGGGGCGGCAGGATGTACGCAGGTATATTTCGTTTATAACAGCAATGAAACCTACTTGCGAACAGGTATCGCCAACGCAAGTGGCATCACTTCATGGACGGGATGGCAAAAGCTGGCCTTTACCAGTGATCCGGAATTTTCGGGCAAGGTTGTAATGCCTGGCGGGATGCATCTGAAAAAAGATAAGGTGATTCTAAAAGCCGGGGATGACAATACGTTTATTATTACCGTTGGCGGTAATGTTGATGTGTGTTCATGGAATGGAGGCGGTCTGTACCTGCCGCAAACACTGGATGCTGTCAGGGGTTTCAAGTCGCACATGGGACTCGGCAGCGCCAGCGGGAATAACCTGTACTGCTACGGATGGGATGGGTCGCGTATGGTCCTCTACGTTGACAATACGGCGGTAGGGTCCCTGAACACCACGTCAACGTCAGACCGTGGGCTGAAGAAAGACATCGAGTATACCCCGCTGGATGACAGGCTGGTGGCGCTGGATGAGGTGATGCGCTGGGCCACGGCGACATTTAAAATGCGGGCCAGGGGTGACGTTATTCCCGAGTCGCCTGAGATGCTGGGCTTTATCGCCAACGACCTGAAAGCCGTCAGCCCGGAGTGTGTTTCGGGTCAGGGACTGGAGGAAGGGGACGAACCAGACCCGTTAAAAGCCTACACACTTGAACCGATCGCCATGATGGCAAAAATGACAATGGCTATGCAGGCAATGAAAGACCAGATCACCGACCTGCAAAACACCGTTAACGATTTAAAAGCTCAACTGGTTTCTCAGCAATAAATCTGTCGATGATTTACTTTAACTTCATTATTTTCTTGCCAAAAAAATAACCGCCATTCCTGGCGCATCGGAAGTTACGAAAATTCCAGTCTGAAAAGTTACTTATTCACTTGGTATATCCATGGGTATATACCTTGAAAAAAACACAATCTCCCTGCCGCTATTCATCTTGCCCGGTGTTGAGGTGTCAGATTTTTTTAGGTTAGCCTTTATAAAATTAATGGCCGAAAGGATTGCTTTTTTTCTTTCAGCAATTCTTTCAGCCATCAGCATTGATTCAAGCTCAGTCAGAAGAGTGTCAAAACTAACCGGCGCGTCTGCATCCAGTATTTTCACTACGGCTTCGCCAAGGATAAGGTCGGTGAGTTTTTTGTCTTCGCTATACATAACATCCACTTAAATTTTTAAACTACGATGAACTCAGGAAGGAAAGTTTGGGCAGACAGACATCTGACTGTGGCTTCACTTAAGGACTGTCAGGATGTCTGTACAGACATCTGATGTACTAACGACACTTCTCGAAAGCCTGGCAGTAACGCTAAGAGTAACTTTCTTTCCCTGAATCACAAGGTTGATCTGTGCTTTTGTGGTTTTTTGTTGATGCCGGAGCCTGATTCTGCACTGCGAATTAATAGCCGCTGCCATGTTGATCTTCGTCTTTCTTAAAACTACTGTATGTATACACAGTAATTATAAAGAGGAGAATAATAATGCCTCGTAGATATGAGATTGACATTGCGTTCAGTGCTGCCGTTATGAAAAACCCGAAAGGGTACCTGTGGTTGCGATCAGATGATTTTATCCGTGAGTTGCGTGCCAGAAACTGGCATTTTACGCAAGCGGAGGCGAATAAATGGATTGAACGTTACCAGCCTGATTTCGTTGATAAAACCCCAGATCTTAGCGAGAACCGGTATTGGATTTTGCGCAACATGGGGAGGATTCACTAATGGGATTTCCCTCACCGGCTCAGGATTACGTCGAGCGCCGCATGTCGGCGGAGGCATATTGCCAGATTGACAATAACAGCCTGGTGATTGAGACATCATCTGGTTATGCTGTTATTAATCGGGCGTTACGCTGCCAGCAGCGCAGTACGGTGCTGATCCAGTTTCATGGTCATTCGCAGTTCGCAAAGCTGCTGGGCCAGGCGTTCATTACCGATGATGGAGATGCGATAGAAGGTGAGGCGTTAGACGAAGTTAACGTCATCGGCGTCGTGACGTTTTTCATCCATCGCACCAGAGAGGATGATTGCCCAGTTATGTAG